TGGATATAATGTATGTTTAAAATCAAGGCGCTCATCTTGTATTCCAGATGATATCACTTTTAGTAGACTAGCCACCATCCTATAATCAGGTAACAATACATGCTCTCTAAACTCTTTTATTGATAATCTAAAGAAATATTCTGTTAAATTAATACAATGATTGTAACATGTTATTATGATATTTACAATAAACCTGAAAAATTCATTGAATATCTTTACCTATTTTATGATATTGGTATTAGTGGAATCCCAATTATTCTTTTCACAGATCCACTACTTGTAAAGAAGTTCAGGATTTTTCCAGCGTCTGTAAAAGTTATTGGGATGCCCCTTGAAATATTTGAGTTATATTCAATTGGTAAAAAATACACTGGTAATTTACCAAATGGTAGAAATGAAACAAAAGATACAACTGAATTCTATTCTCTTATGAATACCAAGATTGAGTTTCTTTTAAAAGCTAGTGAAATGTGCGAAGATACTAATTTTATCTGGCTTGATTTTGGTATTTTGAAGATTATTAAAAATACTGATCGTTTCATCAATAAATTAAAGATTGTTAATGAGCAACCATATGATAAGATTACAATTCCAGGATGTTGGGCAATGGGTAGATCATTTTCAGTGGAGGAGGTTAATTGGAGATTTTGTGGCGGATTTTTTGTAATCCCTCGTAAATATATTCAAATATTTTATGAACATTCTAGAAATGTTCTAAAAGATTTTTGTACTCTTCCTCTTTATAAATTAACATGGGAAACTAATGTATGGAATATTGTAGAATATTTTGCCTGTAAAGATATAATTCAGTGGTTCTTCGCAGATCATAATGATTCTATTATACATAATATTCCTATTCCTCAAGTAACCACTAATCAGTAAACACTAATCAGTAAACATGCGATTACAAATTCCATTCTCAAATCGCAACCAATTATAATGAATTGCGAACACGAATACTTCCCATCCCCCCACAGTTGTAGGATCAAATACACATGGTGGATTTAGTGTAGATAAATCTTTAGCTATTGGTTGATTTACTCTTAAATTAAGTGTTACAGATGTAGCCCTACTCATATTAGCCGTCCCACTTGGCTGATGATCTTCTGGGCTTTTGGCAAATGTATATCCATATGTGTATGAATTATAGGAGATAAGACCACCTCTATGGGAACTGGCGATATGTTCTCTAAACCAATTTCCATCAGCCGAAATTAATTCAGATCCATTAATCCGAATTGTCGCATAATCCAACCAAGGTGGATAAACCTTAGTTGGATCTGTCTCTAAACCAATGGCAGGTGTAAAGTTTGCCCACTCATTATTTATTAATACAGCTTTTCGTCTTAAAACCCATAATAGTTCCACAGTTGGATGATTCAATTCTAAGGGAAGCTGAATTTCAACCGTTCCTGAACTCAGTGTTGGTTTACTCACAATATATTTTAGTGGTTCCTCAAAATGGAAAGTCTGTGCTATTTTTACCATTTGTTCAAAGGGTTTGTGTAAATATTTTTCGCGAAGAGAACCTGTTATAAGAGGGCATACTGTTAAAATACGGAAATCTCTAAATATTGGTGCGCATTCCGCAGTCTCTACAGTTACTATACCTGTAGGCGTACCTATAGGAGATACACCGTTAAATGTCACAGATGAATTAAGAGGCGTCTGAGTACAGCTTTCTCGGTATCCTATATATCTCCTTACAACTTGATCAAAAGGCCGCAACTTAACATCTATACGAACACTATTCTCATTACAACTCAGAAGGGGGAATACTTCCTTTAGACGAGTACGAATAAAGAAGAAGGGAAGAATACAAAAAAATGTTCCATTTTCGGTAGGATATGGTCTATTGGGATTTAGTTCTGTCTGTGATACATAGCCAGGAGCTAAATACTGAACTGGTGTTGTACCAGTACCATCTGTAGAAATACCAATAAGGTTATTAATATCTGCGTAAACATTAAAAAAAGCTCTTATAAATTCACCAGTAATACGTTCAATTGTCTGATCATTAACTATAAATTCTGCGTATTCAACTATCGCAGTTCCCAAACTATTCATATATGTCCAGTATTCTGGGCCGCGAGTAATTGTATCAGCTGTAATATCCCCTTTTGCCAACTTATTAATAGTATTACCATTGTACCAGCTACCGAGGCTAAATTGTAAAATGACGGCTTGTAGTAAATCACCAGCAGGCAAAGATCCGAGTTCAAAACTGAATTTCTGCCCCCAATCTGCGGGTCCACGCTGTGTAAATTCCTGAACACTTGTAGTCGTTGGATAAATGGTATTATTTTCTCCTCGGTGAAAACAAGATTCGTTTGTAGTTAATGGGAAATATGTATTATCCTGTGAATCACGGTCCGTAAGGTCCAATACAGTTGTAATGTCACCTCTTGGTCTAAAGTAGTCCGTCATTTGGCTATTAAATAGCTACTAAAAATATTTAGACTCCTCTTAGCGAATTGGTTATAAATTATTTATAATTTGGTAATAAGGGCTGAACTAGTAAAGTATTAGGCATATTTGGGTCATAATCTTCTAATCTGTAAATTGTATTATTTCCCCTTGAAAGTGCTAGCTGAATGGGAGGAGTATTTACGCCAGGCATAATAACATATTGTTCAACAATAGGTAGCAAGTCAACAAATCCAGATAAATGTACAATAATATCTAGATTATCGGTCCTTACCCCCTGGGGTAGTATGGATAAATTCCTTTGGAATTCATCGGTCGGCGGTTTAATTTTTAAGTAAATTGCTCCTCCTGATGTATTAATAGATGGTAGTGGCCATATAGTATCATGCCAAGTACTAGGCTGTCTTGCCTTTAAGGGTAAAATCACACATTCTTGTCCATACTCTGTTACAACAAGGAGTTCAACATCTAGGACAGTATTTGGTAGACTGGTCGCATATTTGAAATGAGTCCAGAATGTATTTTCGGAATATGGGAATCTAAATAGTAGTTCACGATTCTCATTACATTGATGAGATCCAGGAGCAAATGTATATACAGTACTTTTAGAAAGTGGATCAACTAAATTGGGATTAATGTTTTTGACAAAATCAATTGGGATATTCATGGAATCAGGCTCTACATTTATATCAGGCAATCCCATAATTCAATTTTTATTATCTTATATCCTATATCCCATATCCTATATCCCATATCCTAAATTTTAGACTAATATCCAATTCAACAGTTTAAAGTTTTAGTAAAAGTAAAAAGTAAAACATAAAATGTATGTAACATGTCTCTATGATATTTACAATAAACCTGAAAGAATTGCGGAATATATAAAAATATTTACTCCTTTAGCACTATCAGGATTAATTATACATCTTTATACATCTAATGAAATCGCATATCATTTTAAGGATTATCCTAATAATATTAAAGTCTTTGTTGTTCCTCTAAAGCATTTAGAGCTCTATAATTTATGTATGAATGATAAAACGGAAATGCCTAATGAAAGAAATCCTGATAAGGATACACGCGAATATTTATCTCTTATGAACGCAAAGGTTGAACTACTTATGCGAAGTTCACAAGTGTGCGAGGATGAAACAATTATGTGGATTGATTTTGGAATTCTAAAACTCTTTAATGATTTTGATAATATTATTGAGAAATTTAAGGAATTTAATACACTAACATTTGATAAAGTAAATATTCCAGGATGTTGGTATAAAGGAGAAGCTTTATATCTAAATGCCATTCATTGGAGATTTTGTGGTAGTTTTATAGTTGTTCCACGTAATTTAATGAAGCGTTTTTATAATGACTGTAAAGAGACTATTAATATCTTTAATAATGAAGAGTTAAGAATAACATGGGAAGTTAATGTTTGGAATCATATTGAATACTATAGAGGAAAGGATTATATTAAATGGTATTATGCGCTACATAATGATAGTATGATTAATAATTTATTAGAGAATATAGATCCGCGGACTAACAAAAAATTTGAAGCCTAAAATGATAATCAAAATCGTATCCAGGCAAAATGCTGTGTATTTCAAGATATACTGATGAAACATATGCTCAGCATTTTGGTGATGGGCGCCACAAGTTCTATTTAGAATTTCGGTGTAATCGTCCTTGTACTAATGAGGCATATTGTTCTAAGTGTTCTAATAAATCTCCATTGTCTAAGCTTCAACAATCGCGTAAATTTAATCATGGTGCTATAAATGAGCCTATTCCTGATATATCCCATATCTTTGAAGGAAAATGGTACAATGATGGTATTAAAAAATGGGGAGCCCCGCCATCTGAAATTATTGAGTTCGCAATAAAATCTCGTAATGAAGCACGCCAAGGATTTATGCCAGTTGAGTTACCGATTCCTTTACCAGTAAAAAAACCAATAGTGGCGGTAGAATCTACGCCAGTAATAGCAGAAGTAGTACAAGTAATTGAGAAAGTAGAACCTAAAAAGAGAGGCAAACCTAAAGTAGCATCTGAATCAACAGATGATTTAGAACCAAAAAAGCGAGTGGCAAGAAAAAGACCATGTGTAACACCATATAGTACTCTTGTTAGTACTACACCTCAACTAGTTCACAAAGAAGTATCACTTCCAACTCATATGGAATCTAAGATGGAAGAGGTAGATAGTAGTGGATATAGTATTGAATATATTAAATTGACAGTATTTGATGCGAATGGTACATTATACTTTAGAGATGCTATAAAGAATAAACTATATAAAAAAGTTAAAGACAAAATTGGCGTATATGTTGGTAGATGGAATCCTGATACGGATTCTATTATCGCAGATATTCCTGATTCAGATGAAGAGTAATAGTCAGTCTAAATAAAAATATATTGTTTTTTATAGAATGAATAGTAATGATCAACTGCCTAGATCCCGTTTCTGTTATTCTTATACCCCGCCTAGTCCTGTAGATAATTGTTGTTATAGAGCTCCTTGTACAACATCTCTAACTTATTTATCATCCATTTCCAATATTTCATCTGTAATTTATAATAATGGACAAACAACTGAGCGATCTCTTTTATTGGGTGCCCAACAGCAATATTTTAGAGATAATAGTGCTTTTATGACTAGTACTATAGTTCAAAGTACAATTGCTAATAATGCCGCAATAACTAGTACTATTTATGGTCAGCTATATCAAATTAGATCGGTTAGATATGAGCCATACCAGCCTTATATTTATCCAGTTATACCACCTTCTGTTATGGAGTTACAGATGAACACAGTTAATGTTGGTGTACCACATTCATTTTTTACTTGTACTGATGGCAAAGGTGTTCAATCAGTAACTACATAAAAAATATAATGTTTTCATGTTTTCAGTTATATCAGTTTTTTAGTTTTATTCAGTTATATCAGATTTTTAGATTTATTTTGTTAATAGTGTATTAACAAGATATTTACTTAGCCTTGGTAATAATCTTCTTCTTAATAATCGTCTTCTTGGGCGCAGGCGCAGGCTCTACATCATCACCCTCCTCATCGTCTACTGTTACCGCAGCAGCAGCTGAAGGCTTTGGAGGCAGCACCGCCGCTACTACAGAAGCCTTAGGCGGTGCGCGGAATGCCGCCGCATCATCTACCTCTTCCTCTGCCTCATCTGCCTCTTCTGCCTCCTCTGCTTCCTCAACAGCAGCCGCTGCGGGCCGTGCCTTGAGTCCCTTGAATGCGAAGCCACTAATCTTGCTAGAAGACTTGGGAATGGCAATCTGCTTGGCACGCCAAGTTAGACCATACTTAGAACCAGCGAACCAAATACCCGCACACTCAATAATGGCAGTCATTTGCGCCCCCTTTACAAGTAGGTCCTCTACAGGCACATCCTTGTGCGCCGTGCCATCATTGTCATAGAACTTGGTCTCAAACTCCTCGCCAAACTTACGAAGCTTCAAACGAATAGTAGGGGGATAGTCAAGTACATTGCCATCCTTATCCTTGCTATACTTCAGAGTCGGCGTGTAGAAAGCCTTGACTACCTCCCGTCCAAGATTATCCTTGAACCAAACCTTGCTATTCTTCACACCCTCATTAATCATGAACTCGTCAATAAACGAGATTGCGTCCATAAACTGCTTAACCTCCGTATTTTGATCATGACCGCGGAAAGACAGACCAACAGAGTACTCAGGAGGGCCAAACTTGTCTGCGATATTTAGTCCAAAAGGGCTAGACATGTCTGAAGCGGTTTGCATAACAAGTCTCTGACCGTCATAATTGAAATATGCCTGCTTTGCACCACTAGCAAGTATCTTAGGAGCACTAACAGTAATCTTGGCCTTGGAGTTGAAAGTGGAGGGAAGTACGATGTTTTGCGACATTGTTTTTATCGGTCTAACTCATTTTTGCTATATTTTTATCCGTCAAATTTTATTTTAATATCTGCTCTTATAATAAAAAAAACTTCATAATTTACTTGTATTATAGTACAAATTAGCTAGTGTTACTAAAATAACTCTAACTTTTTTTTATTGAAATCTATAATAATTACGCAAGTGTATAGTATTGACCGATTATTACTATTACATTTTGTAATCAATG